AAAGCACTCAGGCTTTTCTCTTTCGAGAGTTTTAGATGTCAAAATCATCTAATGATGTGATGCCAGTTGACAACACAATGCGTCCCATTCCGTGGGACGCTGAGAGTGATGTACTCTCTCTGAAGTCCTTTCCCGGGACTTCTATCCTTCGTTATGGAAGGAAAGGTGAGCACCTTTGCAAGTGCTCCGAAACACAGAGACACAGGTCTCTATTTGATGTGAACTTGTTGTTCACGGCCAAGAATCTTCTTGGCACTCTGGATTGCCCAGAGATATCGGTTTGCCACAACGTGGAAAACCTCTGGGAGTGCAAACTCCCTCGGGATCTAACAGATCTCGAAAATCGAGTCGAATTTAATCGACTCCCAAACGTCAAGACTGCCATAAAAGTCTTGCGCCGCGGTACCTATTGGTATCGCTATCTTGCGAAGAAACGCAAGTTTAAGGAATCCGCATTTCAGCGGAAGATGACCCGTCTTTTGGCGGGCTGCTCCAGCCCAGATGGGCCGGAAAATTGGGGGGTCTTGAAGAACTCCCCTGTTAACTCTGGATCAGTCCAGAGACTACGGTCGCTTCTTGCAACCGTTGATGGCCTGCTAATGCAGGTATGCCTGGCTTTTCCAGGCTCCCAGGAATTTCAATCCTGGAAAAGATTGGATCAACTCCAATGTGGCGTAATTGCCAATCTCCTTGATGATTATTTCAAGGATCAAGACCCTACCCGGGTCCTTACCTTCGAGAAGGTTAAAAATGTCCGTAAGGACATTAAAAAGTTTGGGTTTAACCCAAGCACAAATATGACCTCAGTTGAGGTCCCACGCGAATTATCCGCGTTAAGGGTCGCCCTGGCCCTAATTAGAGGTAAAACACCTCTCAGTCACCTTCAGGTGATGATTATGTCCCAAACGAGGGCATCGGGTGTTCCACCCAGAGCGGTCTATGACCGCACACTAGCCAAAACAAAGGCTATACTGATGACACCGTCATCAAAGGAGCTCTATGAGCTCATTGCCGGTCCGCTAACGCGGGCCACCGATCACTTTTACAGTGATCTGCTCACTCGGATCGGAGGATCCGAGCAAAGAGATACCTTTTTCAAAGGTATGGTTGAGGCCGCAAAGGTCTCTCTCTCCGACTCAGGAGAGTTCTTCACCTCACAAGAGGTGGGAGGGAAGCTAGAAGCTTCAAGGAGAGTTCTTCTCTCTAATCCCAATATATGGGAAATTGACCTGCACACAGGTCTAAACACGGGTCGTATTTTGACGGCCCAGAACGCCAAAATTGGCGAAAGACTGTTCCACTGGGCATGTGGAACGTTCCAAGATAGACGTAATGTCTATAATCGCAACTGTATGAGTTGCAGAATATCCCTAGTTGCAGAACTGGGGAAATACAGGACAATAACAGTGTCCACTTTGCAACACGCGGTGTTGCTGCACCCATTTTCACATATGGGTTTAAAAATGCTGGAGGGAATCCCCAGTAGCGCTAGCGGTATAGGTGCCGCTAATCATGCTTGGAATTTTTTCAAGCGGTTGTCGCACAAGAACCCCAGTGCGAGTTTTATCTTTAATGAAAAAGATATACAAACGTCTGTTTTAAGTACAGACTGGGAATCGGCCACAGATTACTGTGACCCTTACATCGCCGGTGCGATGATTAATAGATTAATGAATCTATTAGGAATCCCGAAATGGTATCGGGAAACAGTGCTATTTGCACTGACCGCTCCACGTCAAGTGGAGACACTCGACCGCAATGGATGTCCCATTGAGGTCTTTTACACATCGAGAGGTGTGTTAATGGGCGACCCTGTCACCAAGGTCGTATTACATCTCCATCATTTGATTGGAGGTAAGATTGCAGGTTTACTCCTGCAGGATGTCTTTATAGACAATATCCTCGATGAGGAAAGTTCCGACGAAGAGTCGGATTGATTGTGGATTTACACCACTACCTTTGCTAGCTATAACCATGGTTAGCTGCTCCAGTTACGAATTAAACGTAACCTTCACTGCAGACTCCACGTTTGCTATCCCTTTGCAGGGAGATTCGTCCGCGAGGACAAACCACCAAGGTTT